ACGAGCCTTCTGCTCATCAATATCCAACTGTCTCTTGGCAGACATATCGGATGGCTCAGGCAGTTTAACCTTTAACTTAGAAACGGATAAAGGTGGGAATCCTTTGACAAGAAGATGACGCTTGAGAACAGCTTCCAAGCCAATCTCAATGCATCTCTGAATACGCAGAATAACTCTAGCAAACTTAACATCAAGCTGGCTAAGATTGGCTTTACGCTCTGGCGACTGATCCTTCTCGACGATGTAGTCTTTTGGAATCTTTAGAGTAGCGAGTAGTTTATCTCTAAAGTACTTAACGTCATCGACTTCTCCAAGATTTTCAGCACCCTTGAGGGTATCAATCTTGGTTCCAGATCCCTTGCCATTGACAGCAACGAAGAAGTCTTCGTCTTGTGCCATTGGATTAAATCTAGCGTCAATCTCTCCAGTATTACGATTAAAATACTTTTCCTTCTTGAACTTGTTCTTTTGCATTTCAAGATAGTGTTCAGCCTTGGAGGCTGGGAGATTGCCAACGTCAACGTAGAATATTCTTCTCTCGGGGGCGCGCGTCAATCGGTAGATTAACATCGCGTCTTCCATCATCTTCAACGACTTGTAGATGGATCGCGCCGCAGCCGCAATTGACTTACCATAGGGATAATAAGTTGGGTCAGATGTAAACACTCTAAAGTGTACAATCTGATTCTTATCAAGTGGGACAACAATTCTTTGTCCAGTTGTAGAACCAATCTTTCCAAAGATAGTATTATCTGTCTGCATTGGAATTTCTTGCAGGAAGTCTGTAAGAATTCCAAAGTTGTTTTCGATTCTGTAGATATAGTTTGGATCTAGAATCTTTATCTTCTGAACTCCACGCTTGATGTTATCAATATCTACAACAAGCTCTATAAAGCAGTCACCATATTTGACGGTGTTTCTGACGATATCCCAGATAAACGTAGGGAGTGAGATATCTTCAAAGAAAGTCTCAGCTTCATCTTTAATTAGCTGGTCATCTGTTTGAATCTCCCAGTGCGTTCCATCGAGGTTTGTTTGAGTTGAATCATCAGCATAAATATCAAAAGCGGCGGCGACTTCTGGGTAATCATCCATGTCCTCAAACTCTTGATATCTGCGCTTGCGCTCAATTTCTTCTTCATTAACTGGAATTAATTGAGTGGCCTTAAACGGAGAAATACTTCCAACTGAAGTTCTTCTAAGTACAGTATCACCCTCTAGCGGGTGTGGGTCAGGTGGCTCTATTGTAAGCGGAGTTGTTCCGTCTTGATCTAAATTTAGCTGTGGGCGACCAGTTAAGAATTTAGCAAAGAACTTACCTGTACGTCCAATGGGGTAATACCACGAACCGAACCAGCTAGATATACTCCCACGACTGGGATTGAATTGTGTGTAACCTTCGTTTAACTTAGTAGCCATTTAAGATCTTCTTCGTGTATTAAACCACCGGGAGTTCTAATAACATATTTAGACTGGGAGATAGGCATAATAAATTTATTATCGTCATTTGGACGATGTTGTATCATAGGGGTATTGGCTCTTATCTCATTAAAACCGTGAACCGCCAACGCTAAAGCCATAATTAAGTCATCATGACAGTTAACGTCGGCTGTATACCGTCCCGATTCGTCAATAATAAAAGTTAAAAGCTCATCTACCGTGCGTTCTGAGTTTAATTTAATTTTATTTAATCTTATTGCCTCATCCATATTTACCAGCATTTGCCGTCTATTGGCATCTGCAACCTGCACTCCAGGCTCGTGTTTATCGTCCATAAACAAGTTTTCGTATTGCTCGATTTCCTTAATTTGGTAGATTAAATTATGACCAATAAGGTTTCGCTCTGGTATGATGTACGCTGTGTTGTACTCGCGGGCTATCTCAACAAGCATTGTCGCAAACTCATTAATTGGAGTCCTGTCCGATCTAAACTCTGCAACTTGCTCTCCATTGTATAGATTTATTACTTGCGCCACTGAGGAGTCCAAGCCTCGACCAATAGAAGTATCCACGCCAATAACGTAATCGTGACTAGGGTGAGGAGCATTCCACACACGAAGACGGTTGTTATAACGTGTTGAATAATTTTCATTTATTTGCTCTTTTAGTTGTTTTAATATTTCACCGTCAATAAACGTATCGCCAGTTCCAAGGAACTCTGCCTCATACTCTTGAAGCCATTCTTTGTGGCTGATGGATCCCCTGGTTTTTACTTCCCATTCGTCTATGTTGACTGGCGGATCTTGCGCCATAAGTTTTTCATACATCTTCTCGTAGCCGCCATGACGGAAGTATTGTGGGTGATCTTTCCAGTTGATGTCTATGGCATGGAAAGAGTTTTCTCCGCGCCTAGCCCCAACATATTGTTTGTGGAACCAGTTACCTACACCATTTACTGTAGAAAGAGCTATAACCGAACCACCAGTTGAAATGATTGGGAACGCAGCAGTCCAAATTGTATCAATGTTCTCAATGAACGCAGCCTCGTCAAGAATCAGTAAAGAAGCAGCAGCAGAACGTCCCGACTGCTTTGACGAAGACTTAGATTTAATCTCTGACCCGTTAGCAAATCGCATGGCGTGTGCAGAGTCTTTAAGAACTCTAGGCTTCAGCCACTCTGGAAGCTCATCATAGGCAGTTTTCATCCTGGATAGAACTTCCATTGAAGCATCATCATCCTTAGACAAAATAACTACCTTATAATGCTCCGTAAACATACACTTCCAAAGCGAGAAAGCAGCAACTAAAGTAGTGCATCCAGCCTGTCTAAATTTACGGAGTATGTTAAAGCGATTAGATTTAAACTCGTTTATAAGTTTACGTTGAAAAGGGTAAAGATCAAATTTTACCAGTCCGAAGATCGGATGTACGACTTTAATATAATTACAAATAAAGTGTACGGGATCCTTCCGACATTTTTCAAATTCTGCTTTAATTTTATTTAAATCCATCTATTATTCCATTATATGATATATGCTATAATATGTAGTCGTACTACTAAACCTAGTAAAACACTACCTAAATTACTTAGTTATTTAATAGAAGCAAATATTAAATATCATGTCTCATACGACGCCAACTCAATGTTTGAGGGCTACCAGACTGGGTTAGACACGCTTAATCCTGGCAGAGAAGATATCGTAATAATGTGCCATGACGATATTGAAATACTCTCTGACCGCACTGTATTTAAGCAAATATTAGAGCAAACTCTAGCCAAAAAGAGCGTGGGGTTTGTAGGCCCAGCAGGCACAACTTACCTTGGTGCAGATGCTGTTTGGTGGGATTTAAACAGACGCACAACAGGACTTCACAGTGGCTTTGTGTTTCAAGGGGATGACTACAATACGATGTCCCCTAATTACTTTGGCCCTTGTAGAAATGTAGTAGTCTTAGATGGATTATTCCTTGCTGCTAGAAGAGAGACTATTGATCAGATCGGTCTTGCGAAGCCAAAAGAATTTCCAACGAATTGGGACTTCTACGATCTATACTATACCCTATCAGCCTACGAGCAGGGCTTCACTAACAAAGCAGTACCAATTGTGATTCTCCATAATTCAAATGGCTACATGAGAGAAACCTGGGAGGCTAATCGTACAGCCTTCCGCAAAATGTTTAGACTTCCAGTAGGGTGCAAATAATGTTTGAAATTTACGCTTTAATTATATTTCTGCTTGCTTGTTACGGCGGTGCGGTTGGAATCTGTTTTAGCAGACTTCTTCTTCCGTTTCGTCTTTGGCTTACTTACAAGTCATATCATTTAGACGAAGAGGGTAAGCTTATTTCTGGAGTACTTAGAAGTAATCCAATTTTTACTTTTCTTAGTAAGCTTGTGCATTGTCCGTTGTGCGTAGGATTTTGGCTAGGTATTATTTTTTCCGTATTTATTTATAGCCACTGTTACCACTTAGCCAGCTTCAGCACTTCTTGGTCGTGGAGTGGTGCTGCCAATCCTTTTATTTATATTTTTGATGGCTTCCTTGGCAGCGCAGGAGCGTGGGTAATGCACCTTCTCCTCCGCAATCGGATGGAAGGTGCTTAATTCAACACCCGCTTGAGCAGTGGGTAACTGGGCGTAATCCGAACTGTAGTTTGATTAGCATAGGTTGATCCTCCTACAGATATCTAGCTCTTCCAGCTTTTGATTTTTATTTTTTTAAAATAGGATCTATAATCGGACATGACTCAAAAGACTTACTTTCTCGACATCGACGGGTGCATACTTAAGCACCATGATGACTTCCTTGATGGGATGCTAGACGTAGAGCCACTTCCAGGAGTTAAGGAAAAGCTCCTTGAGTGGCACTGTCAGGGACACAGAGTTATCTTAACTACCGGACGCCCAGGCACCATGCGAGACTTTCTAAAGGACCAGCTTTTCGTAAATGGAATACTGTACGATCAATTGGTGATGGATTGCGGGTCGGGAGTCCGAATTTTAATTAATGATGTAGACCCGAAAAACCCAGAAATAATGAAAGCTCAGGCAGTTAACTTAACTCGCAACCTAGGGATAGGAGGACTTTAATGGATAAAGTTTACTTACTTTTTACAGTTCTTTGTATGTTCGTAGCTTACGACGTAATCATGTACGGTCGGTTTAGTGAGATGGAAAGAAAGCTAGATTCTTTGGCAAAAAACTTATTTAGGACCGCATCAGACATAAATACTAAGATAGCACAAGTTCGTGAGGAACGCAAGGGCCTACTATGAAGAACAAAAACTGGAATACGGTTAATGCCACCACCGAGTACATTAATATCGACGGGGATCGTATCCCAGTTAACATTGAAGGCATTTTGTTCTTGAATAATAAATACAAGGCCCTAGAATTGGACTATCGGAGCTTGTTGGAGGACATCCACGGGCTTGAGCACGAACTTAAGGTTTGCAAGTCCAACAGCAAAGTTAATAAGTTCCAGCAAGAATACTTCATCCTAGATAAAGACGGTGAATAATGGCTAAGTACGGTAAGAACGATTTCCACGGCAACGATGACATTGGTAAGGACGAGGACGAGTTTGAGTTCGGGGAAGATGACCTTTTTAAGGTCTTGACCTACATGAAGAACTGTTCGGAAATGCTCATGAACTGCGACACTGAAGAGCTTTGCGAGCAGTATAAGATCCTGTTCCCGCCTGTCGATGGTCTTTATCTTATCTCCGAGGCCCGCATCAAGCATCTCAATGCTGAGATGATTAATCTTACCTTACAGGAACTCGTCAAGAAGGATCTTGTTGAGATGTCCTGGTCTGACACTAAGAATGACTTTGTTTTTTCACTCAAGGAAGATACCAGTGGCATCTAAGAAATCTCAGCCTGTTGCATTCTTCGACTACTCCTCTCTTAAAGAGGTAGTCGATCTCATAGTTAAGAACAACCCCTACGGTGCAAAGCCCCCTGATACTTTCATGGGGTCTCCTCATCAGTATGTAACTAAGTTGATCATACAGTCTATTGAATTCCTGCTGTCACACCCCGAAACGTCGTGCGTTGGAACCTTAGGCTATTACGTCCTTGCCAAGGACCAGTTCGAACACGATAACCCCATCACAGGTGTAAAAGAAACTTGTATCGTCATGAGCATCGTATACGACCCAATTACCAAAGAAGGGGCAGAGTACGTCTACTACCGCGATGGTAAGATGTGGCGCGATCTTAAAGAAGACGATCCAAACTGATGAGAAAGCGTTCCTATAAGTTTACAACACATAACGGTCGCATTAAAGTTTATGTTGACGGTTATGTGATGTTTACTTTTAATCAGTTAGACTTCAAGGGCTATTATGCATATAAGGATGATGAAAACCTCTATGGCTTAGACATCTACCTTATGAATGATAAGGGTGGTGCCACGACCATGGAAGTTTACTTTAAGACCAAGGAGACTTGGCTGGACATCCTAAAGCTATTAGACAAAAGTATGTGATGAAAAAGATAACTAAAGATGAGGTCAAGGTAGCTTGCTTCCTGTCCTCAATCCCCCTCCTACTTCTCCTCGCAATCTATATCAGAAAATTTTCAGGAGATTTTTGGTATAACCTCTTTTTCTAATACTTATGGGACCCGAAGTATTTCATTGGGATGTAGCTCTACTTTTATTTCTCTTGTATATTGGATTCGATTTCCTTTATGCACTATACTACATCTTTGTAGGTAAAAAAAAGGCATTCCTCGCAGCTTGCACTGCGGTTGCCATGTACCTGATGTCCGCATTCGGCATCCTATCCTTCTTTAAAAACCCCTGGTACATCTGCGCCATCGCACTCGGATCCTTCGTCGGAACCTACGTCGCTGTTCGATATTTCTCGGACAAGATTAAATAGTATGGGACCCAAACTTAAATGTAGACTTTTAAGTAAGTATGGGACCCTTAAATTTTTTTAGTTACATATGGGAATCAGGTCTCAAATAAAGGATCCCTTAAGTTTTCTTAAGTTTTAATTTGAGATTTTAATAAGATAGGTCCTCTGGATATGGGGGCCGCCCCCTACTATATGAGACTCTATTCCGCGATTTTTTCCGGTGAGACGTATGGTAGGGTCATACGTCGAAATCCTTCACAATCCCACATTCGGTACATTCCACAGTTTCCACACCATGGCCCGATGCGATGCAAATCCAACGGTGCCCGTCCCGAGCATGGTCCCAGGGCTTGGCCGGGGGCATGGGCTTCGGATCTTCACGCTTGGCCGCAACCTTTGCAAGCTCGGCCTTGAGGAAATCCAGGTATTCGCCTGGGGTCATGTCCTTCCAGTCCTTCATATTAGTACGCCTCCGCGCAATCTTCCCAGCCCTCGCCCTCATCTTGGCGGGCGATCCAGTCCGCCATCGCATCGTGGAAGGACTGAAGCACGAATGCAACATACTGCTCGGTGCATTCGATCCCGTGCTTGATCCACATCACACCCACGATGTCGTTCTCCGTAAGATCGGGGTGATCCGCCGCGACGTTCAACACCAGCGTTTCCTTCGTGCTCATGCATGGGAGTATAGCGTCGCATTCCAAGGTGTGAAGATGGAAAATCGGATTTTCTGCGAATCGTCGTAAGTGCTTGTGGCGTAAGGGGTTGCGGCGAGGCGGGCTGCCGCCGCCGCCCGAAGTCCTTAGTTTTCAAGGGGTTAGGTCTGTTTTCAGATTTTCTGATTTTCCATCTTCCAACCTTGGCGGGCGGTGCTATCATCTGAAGCATGGAAAGCAAGTCGAAGTTCCCGCTGTGGCTGGCCCTGACGATCTACGTCTGGCTGTGCGTTGTGGTGTTCGTGGTGGTGGTCGGCTACCTGTCGCCGGTCAGCAATCCCAAGGACTACAACACCCTGGAAAACATCCGCCGCGTCTACATCGAGGCCCGCTGATGCAAACTCCCAAGCGAACCGTCACCATCGTCTTTCACCTAGATTCTTTCCTTGTAGGCTTGTTTCTTGGCCTCATCATCGCTAAGGTGTTCGCATGAGAACGCACAGCAAACTCAAGGTCGCCCCGAATAGCGTCATGTCCCTCATCTTTCCCTTGATTCGGGAAGAAAAGACGGAAGGCCCTCTGAAGTGCAAGGAATGCAAGCTCGGCCCGTGGTCGCGCACCTATGCAGGATATTGCAAGCTCTGCTTCAATGAGTGGTGCATCGAACTCGACCAAGCCGCTTCAAGGATCAAGTAACGAAGCGAACTTCTCTGTTGAAATCCAGCAAACGAACCCTATACTCTCACGAACCTATGAGCACCAAGCGTACCCGTCGTTCCCCCTCTGAGCTTCTGGCTGCACAGCAGGCAAAGCTCCAGTCTCTCGCCGTTCGCGCTGCCAAGGAGCAGGCCAACAGCAACCCCGAGATCAGTCGCATCGTGGCTGCCATCTCGGACCTGTCGGGCATGATTACGGCCCAACAGCGCAACTTCGCCAAGGGGCCGCAGTCTTTCGAGAACCGTCGCCAGTCGCACAAGCTCTGGCTGGATGAGATCGACCGTGCGGAAGAACTCGCCCGCGTCAAGATCGAGTGGTTCCAGGGTCAGAAGCAGATCCTCCAAGAGCAACTGAACAGCATGGCCGCAAAGGTTGCGGCAGGTGAGGTTCTGTCCCCGGCGGCTGTTGATGCCCTCATTTCGGAGGCTTTCGAGGTGTCGCACGCTATCATCGACCACAACGATAGCTACCTCAAGGCCAAGAACGCACGCCAGTCGTTCAAGGAGAAGTTCGACTCCAAGAAGGTCAGCGATGCGGAGGGTGAGGAGTTCTCGCTCTGATCCCCGGCTCGTAGCCGTAACCCCTTGAAATATAAGGGGTTACGGCGGGGCGGGCCGCCGCCGCCTCCCTAAGTCCTTTATTCACAACGACTTACAGCCGCTTCGATTTTTCTGCTTTTTCCCCTTCACAACTCCCAAGCGGACGCTATCATCTCCCACATGAGCACCGAGCAGATCATCGACGCGATCCTCAACTACATGGAAACCCTCTCGGAAGATGAGGCGACCAACCCCCACGCGATCCAGGCTCTCCTACTCTTGGACCACAACCAAGAGGTCGGCATCGACTTCATCATCGAAACGATCAACGAGACCATTGGCTTCGCCGCCGAAGGCTTCTACGATGTTTCCGACAACGGCTACGACCCCTACCTCAACACCTACACGGACGATTGCTAACATGGAGAACGCTAAGAAGCACAATCTCGCCTCGTTTGAGGCACTTCACAATCTCTTGGAAGATGTGGAGCAAAAGCTGGAAGAATACAGCCGCGTCGGCTACCTCCACAGCCTGACGGTGCTTGCGCGGCCCTTCCTAAACGATTTCGACCGTGGGCAACTCTACGCCACCCTACAGCACGAACTGCGGGTGGCCGAACGTTCGGTGTTCCAGGCGAGGATCCACATCAAGCACATCCTCTCCCAAGCCGCCGAAACTCCTTGAGACATAAGGGTTTGCGGCGGGGCGGGCTGCCGCCACCGCCCTAAATCCTTTATTTACAAGCACTTAGGAGCGATTCGATTTTTCTGCTTTTACCCCTTCACACTTCCGAAGCAGACGCTATACTCCTCCACATGAACAACGAAGAGATCAACAAGATCGCCGACAAGGCTTTCAACGACCTCGATCAGATCGCCAACTTCATTGAAACGGCGGGCCGATTCTTCGCTGAGAAGTACCAAGACAAGACGGGTGCCATGTTGTCGGGGATGGCTCTGCTGCTGGTCGGGTTCATCCAGAAGGATGTACGAAAGCTGCAAGAGGCTGCCCAAACCAACGGTCCCAAGACGATGGGCTACAACTGATGGAATCATTCCAGTTCACGACCCAACAAATCCTTGAGACGCTGCGCCTGTTCATCCAGGACGATTGCATCGAGATCAAGAAGGCTTCGCGCGTCGGCCCAATCGACGCGGAACTTGTAAAGATTTCAGCGGATGCGATGATCGACCTTCTGTGCATCCGATACCACAACGAAGCTGTCCAACGCTGCAAGAACTACAGCCTAACATACGAGGAACTATGCGAGAGAATCTAGACGAGGAAATCGAGGGTGCGGTCGTGTTCGTCTGTGTCTGGGCCGGATTCACCCTGTTCTGTGTTGGAGTGTGGGCACTTATCATCTGGGCGATGATGTAACCCCTTGAAATATAAGGGGTTGCGGCGGGGCGGGCTGCCGCCGCCGCCCTAAGTCCTTTATTCACAAGGGTTTACAGCCGCCAAAGATTTTCTGCTTTTACCCCTTCACAC